TATTAGGGACGCAACAGCAGAGGCAACCAGTGTTCCTGCGCCTGAAAGAGTGGCAGCTCCATACTGAATAACTGCTCCTACAGTACCAATAGCAGAGAGTAGACCAGTACCAGCCAGCGTTGCAATTCCATTTACAAGCCTACGCCCTAACGCTGACAGACTACCAACACCGTTTAGAGCTACCTTACCAAAGCGAATAAAGCTACCTATACTGGCTAAAGTTCCTAATCCAGATAGCGTAGATTTGCCAATAAATATACCTTTCCCTATACCGGCAAGTGTTCCTACTCCGGATAGAGTGGCGGCTCCCTCATGGGTAACTCCCCCCGCCGGTTCAGTAACATAAGCAAAATAGTAAAGGTCACAATTATTATTCTCAATCTTCTGTTCAAGGACACGACTAGCTACGGCACAATAACCATACTGCGTTTCAGTTACATCATAGTAACTGTCATGTAATAGTCCATTTTTCCTCACACCAAACGCATACTCATTGCCATCTCCAGCATTGTCCATATATATAAATGCACCATTGGAGTCAGCAGGAACATCCGTTAGGGTAGTATCCTTATAACCGTTTACTGTGCTTGCAGCAGCCTTTTGGTTCACCCAACTAACAGCATAATCATCATAGATACAGCCGACTAAATATAACGATATTGTTAAGCCTATCCACTCACAATATTGTTCGAGGACTTCATTCACATCTACCGACATACAAGCACCACGAACAGCTTCGGAATACATATCTCGGTCCACCCGAAAATTATCAGTAGACCCGTTTTCCCTTAGTGCAAATCGGTCAGAGACACCATGAGTAATGCCTGCAACAAAGAAGGCAATCTTGGCAGTTCCACCATCAATGTCCCCTGATATATCAACATCTTCTATATCACCACTTTCAGTGCTCTTATTTACTGCATTTGTAAAGAACTCACCACAGCCGTCAGGAACATACCCTACTATGTAAATCTCAACAGCAGCATTTTCCATTGCTGCCTCAAAGATGCGGTCTACATCAACACCAATAGCCTGAATAGTCCAACCAGTAGGTTCTATCCCTCTCCCGCCTCCGCCATTGTAAAAGTCATCAGATGAGCCATTCTTCCTGACACAATAATCATATTCAGCACCATCAGGGTTGACTATCTCAAGTACTACGCCTTCGGCTCCAGCAGGAACGTATGCAGACACATCAATATCATGATAGGTGCCATCAGCAGTTGTTGATACTTCAGTTCTTGTAACCTCAACTATTCCTTGAGCCATGTTACTCCATCACAAGAGGCACTTGTATTTTTATCAAATCAAGTCCTGCCTTTGTTCTAGTTTCGTTTAGCTCATCTAATTCCCGTTTAAGAGATTCTAGGTCATTAGCACAGATTTCGATCAGTGAAATTTCTTCATCTATGCCATTAGCTAAAGCCCAAGCACAGTAATCCTTCCACAATTGCCGCTTGCCTTGGCGATAAGTGTTTTCCTCTTCAGCAGTAACTCCTACTGTCCTCTTCTTTTGGTAAAATAGGTGGCTTAGAGTCTGAACCGCCTCCTCATATTCCTTGTCCCGTTGTTCCTTTAAGGCCAACTGTTGAGGGGTTAGTAACCGATAAGGCTTGCGTCTCTGGATTTGTTCAACCATAGAATCACCTCTATTTCGTCTTTATCTGCTTTATGCTACAGTAACGTCCAAGTCACCGGCATTGATCTTGAAAGTATCACCATCCCCAACTGCCTTTGGAGCATCGAGAGCACTGTGCATGATTACGTTACCACCAGTAATAGCGTCCATTAAAGCTACGTGGGTTATAGTCCCCCAAGCTGCTGTCGCTGTAGTGAAGATAATATCCGCTGCATTAGAGCTTGTTCCATCTGAAGAAGCTGATAACCCAGCTAGTTCTCTCGCATAAGAACCGCCCGATACCTCACTTGTAATAGTCCCTGCCTCTAAGCCGTCATCTGCTGTAAACAGGGCGACATAAACTGCCGCCTCTCCAGTAATAGCAACGTTCCTCATGAAGTTTATGATTCTGTCTTCCATATAAGTTGAAAGCTCAGCCATTGTCCTTTACCTCCTAGCCTTTTCGTTTCCGAGAACTCCTTCTAGGGCTAGTCTTTGTCTCCCTAGCCCCGTCAAGACTTTTATCTTCCATTACAAGCCCGGCCTTAAACCAGCCTTCTACTTCCCGAGCGTCGATCTCAGCTACCTGACCAGCCTGGAAGCTCTCTTTACTAGTTACGAAGCTCTTTAATATCCTAACTCTCATAATAAGTCTCCCTTTACATTGAGGAGGAGCAGCCTCCCTACTCCCCCTCTCGAAGGAGGACCGCCCCGCACTACGCGGGGCGATTCTCTTACGCTGTATAGGTCATTATGGTGCTAATTACCAGCTTACCGCTAGGCAGGACAACCACTAGATACATAGTTCTAGTAGTTAGCACAATTGCGGTGATATCGATGTCGCCATCGTCCTCACTCACAAAGTGCCCTGACACAGCAGTTGCATACCCAGCCGTCTCAACCATCAGGCCGTCAGTGCCTGCATCTAGAGAAGTCGTATCCGTTCCATCTACGCAGATGGTTTTTCCTTCCGCATCCTTAGCGAGATAACAAAATACGCAAGCTGGAGCCTTCAAAACTTTACCGCTCGGACCAAGCAACTGGACGGCCACAGGGAACGACCCGGCAGTAGGAGCGCCGACAGTTATTTCGGCATCTACTGGTTGATACGCTAAAAGATTACCCATTTTATTTTGCCTCCATGTTTATTTTAGTGGGGAGGAATTCCACCTCCCCAATTCATTCTTAGGCGTGTTCAGTCAAAAGGACTAGCGGCTTGTTAGAAGCCTTTATCACACCGCCACCGACTCTCTTGTGGACTTTGAAGCCCACCAAGCCAGCCTCAGCGTACAGCTCAACAAGCCTCTGGATGGAGATGCCAGCCCGGTCGATTATCCGGTAGCCAGCCTTAACATCACCGAAGATGGCTATTACTTTAGCTGTACCAGAAAGGTCCTCCATGTCATCCTGAGTATAGATTGGATGGCCCAGAAGAGTATTCGGCTTACCTGCTTGAACACTGGGTTGCCAGATAAACTGCCCGAAATGGGTAGCGTCAAAGGTCGTTGCTCTTATTTGCCTCAGGAACAGCTCTAACGTAGAGTTCACGATAAAACTGCCGTTCTTCCGATACTGGGTTGGGCAATCATAAACCATCGCAAGCAGTTCCTCAAAGGTAACAGCAGCCGCAGCAGCTGTCGTGTTGGTGGCAGTGACAAGCGTGGCGTTTATAGTGATGCCTTCTGGTTCTTCGGAATCGTGGCCAGCACCTATGACGAACGCCTTATCTTCAGCCTCACCTATAGCCCTGGTGAACGCATCGGCCAGGATAGTTTGAAGGTTGACGTCGCTGTCCATTAGCTCGTCCTCGCCAATCTTGGCTAACCCATAAAGGTCTTCCGCATACTGGTAAGTAGGAGCACCTGGAAGCGGGCTGGATTCAGTGGGTTCTGTACCGGTTTCGAGTTTACCCCATCCGACGGATACCTCACTCAAGCTACGAACCTTGAGCCGATCCTTGCCAATTGGTCTAACCGTTGCCAGAGGACGGATAACGGTTATCTTCGGAAGGGTACGCTCTATCTCAGCATCCAGTTCTGGAGTAATGAGGTATTGCCCGGTAGAGTCCTCCACAAGGGCCTTCCGCTCATCCGGGGGCAGAACTCCCTCACCGTGTCTCACGTATTTGAAGAAGGCGGCACTGCGAGCCTTTGCCTCATCGGATTGTGAGGCTGGGATGCCAGGTACCGGTATGGACTGGCGCTGGAGTTTGACTTCCAGCTCATCGATGCGCTCATTGAGCTTATCGAGGGTCACTTTGGTTTCGGCTGCAGGTTCGCCAAGTTTCTTAATCTCTCCGTCCTGCCGTTCTACAGCCTTGTGCATCTCATCCACTGCACCTTGAATCATGTTAGCAAGTTCCTTAGGGTCCATGTTATTTACCTCCGTATTTATTTTCTCATTTGGGCAAGTACGGCTTCAATACGTTCTTCTGCTTTCTTCGTATCGAACCCGTCGTTTTCGGCTTTGAGTGCAGTTACTATGTTCTCCAGTTCCGCGGCTTCCTCATCAGCTTCAGAGAGTAGAGTGGCTTTACCCGGCTCTGGCTCCTTTTCAGCAGCTTCTAGAAGTGCCTGAAGTGCATTGAGGGCATCTCTAACCTTACCTATACTAGATGCGCTCAAAACCCGACCTGATTTAAGATCCTGCTTTTCAGCAGGCTCGAAAGTTCCATCATGGTCTTTGCAGTGGCTACTAGCTTCGCCTTTCTCCCATACATCCACGCTATACCGGTATGCCTGCTCAGTCATGGTATCTTCATCTTTTAGTCTGCCCATAATGACTGAGTATTTCTTGCCATCCGATACTCTCGTGGTTCTCCTAAAACTGTCATCTTGAAAATCGTCGGGGTCACGCAGCCGGCAGGAATGTTCGTTAGGATATGGTTTAAGCTCGGCTTGTTTGACGCCAGTAATAACCGCTTCTGGATTGGCAGCAAAGACTACCGGTGAAACATCCCAGAGTTTAATTTCTTTCAGATAACGAATGCCGTCTGTCCAGTCCTGCTTGATTGTGTCGTACCCTATAGACATCTCGGTGATTACCTCATCCTTCATCAGGCTCAGGACTTCCCTCGCCCTCTGAACTCCGAGACTTAGCTTGCCCTTAATCAGCAGCCCCTTTTCATCCTCCGCCATCTCAAGGGGCTTGCCTATCGGCTCCATAGGATTATGAGTCCAGAGGATTTTGATTCGCCTCTTCCCTTCTTTAAGTGTCTTGGCAAAGGCCCCAGACTTAATAATATCCCCATAGGAATCAGGCTTATCGGAGAATGTGGCAGCATAGCCAGTGAAAGTTCCTGCCTCTTCATCAATTGCCTTGACCTCAAACTTAACTGTTTTTCGCTCCATTTCTACCTCCTTGTTTGATACGATTCGACGCATCGGCACATTATAAATTCAGCCGTGTTTCCGCTGGGGTCTCCAGGGAACATCAAGCCGTTAGAGTAGGGCTCATCTAGTGGTTGCTCCTCACCGTCTATGCTTATATGACTATCCCTTACCCGGTCATCCCTGCTGGACAGCCACTTCTTAGTCTTCACCACACCACTCTGTTTGGCTGCCTCTCTTTGCCCAAATCCTGATGCCGAAGCAACCTCAGTCCTAGCTACACGCATTGCCTTAAAAGGGCTCTTGTCTGTATAGAACTGCCGAAGGTTCTTAGCAATTTGCGACGTAGTCAAATTACCATCATGACCTGCCAGGATAATTCTCTTAACGTCATCCAAGTTGGTGGATAGAATAGTCTTAACACTCTCAGCGCCATGCTTAGTTATCCACAATCTAGCCGCTGTTGAAAAGGGGTCAAACACCCACTTCGCCTCAGTGGGCTTGATTGACTTCGGTTCTCCCCCCAGGTCCTCCGCTATCTCGTCGCCAAAGTCCTCAATAAGAGCAGCCGATATAGCAGTCAGCATCTTCTCCCATTCAGGTTTCAAGCTATCAATCGCTTCATCGGCAATTGATATTAGTTTATCAGGTTTCTTGCCTTTGATTGCCTTCTCTATAGCTTTGACTTCATTCTCATATAGCAGTCCAACCTTCTTGCTCACCACTCCCCACCAAGCAACACGTCTACGGTCTATCCTCTTCCAATGAACTGCCTTCTGCTCCTCAGTCTGAAGATTGAGAGCTTTGGTCCTCATCTTGGCTGGCTCTTCTTGAACTGGAGTACTCCCTGCTGGCATAAGATTAAACGGCAAATATCCTGTGTCCCACCCAGCGAACTCCTCGAATCCCATCTCTAACCTTTCGTTTATCTGGTCGAAGGGTATCCCCATTGCCCACAATGATTTTGCCTGTTCTACTTTTTTGCTGTAGTCCTCTCTTAGAGCGACTATCTTAGAAGTATCGTAGGCGATAACAATGTCTCCATACATCGGGGCTATCTTGAGATTGAGCGTGGCCTTTATATCGTCCAGCAGAGGAATCACTACATCTTCATAGAGAGCCTTGCGAGCTTGCACCATATTGTCGTATGAGGACTGCTCCAGGTCTCCCAAGAAGATAGGAGATATACCAAACGCACCAGCTATATCCCGCTTGTTGTGGAGACGAGAGGCAATGTAATCCATCTCCACCGGGGTCAGGCTCATTTGCTGCCATTTAGCCCCAGCCACCAACCAGGGTAATCGCCTTTTTTCTTTACTCAGATAACGCTCTTTGATTTGGCGGTTCGCTTCCTCATATTGCTCATCTGTTATAGCTTCAGCCTGAAAAACACCATCAGGAGTGCCCCTATTCTGCATGGATACCTTCTGTGTGTCCTGCGCCTCATTGTCAGTATCAACAGTTCTAGCAGCGGCCATTAGTGGAGAAGTACCCCAATAGGGATTGCCCGGGTCTACCTGCATAAAGTGAATAAAAGTCTCAGGTGGCACAGTATATTGGCTACCGTCTATACTCCTCACTTCCCAACCTTTGAGCCATTCCCCACGTACATTTGACGGGATAGGCTTCACTAAGTCCGGCATCACCGTCCATAACTCTTTTACCTGATTGCCCACGATTATCGGTCGCCATAG